ACGAAGGGGTCACCCACATCGATTCCGATGGTCTCGTCACTCTGGAAGGCAAGCCGCTGCTGGAGTCGCAGACCGCTGACATTGTGCACCTCGGTGACCTCGAACACCTGGAGCGGGTGCTGACCCGGCACTCTTCCAAGCTCGAAGGCACCCGGCATCTGGCCGGCGGGGCGATGGATCGGTTCAAGGACTTCTCCGACGACGTCACCGCCATCTGGAAGGTTGGGGTGCTGTTGCGTGGCGGCTGGACCGTGCGCGCACTGTCCGATGAGGTCGGTCGTGCCGCTGCCTACTTCGGGGTTGTCGACACTGCGTTCTACGGGATGCGGGGAACCTTCAACGCCGGCCGGAACCTGATCGGTCGGGGTAGGGCCGGGATCACCGCCGCGCGTGCCCGTGACCCCGCTGAAGAGACCGCGATGCTGGAGGCCATCGGCAAACCCACCGTGCGCGGCAGCCAGGCGTTGATCAAGAACGTCACGATGGCCAAGGGCGGTGAAACTATTGAGATCGGGAAGCAACGTCTTCGAGGAGAGCGGAAGAGGTACAACAGCCTGGAAGAGGCGTATGTCAATGGGGAGCTGCTGTCCGAGCACTACATCGAGGCGTTGCGCGGACTCGCCGATGCGGGCACGTTGAAGACAGCCGAACGGGACATGCTCAATGCGTTCGACAGCGGGCAGATCTCCCAGTCCAAGTTCCAGAACGAGCTGTTCGACCATGTGTTGGGGAAGTTCGAGGCCAATCACTACGTCGACGGAGCGTGGCAGGGCAGGGTCATCAATGACGCGTTGACTCACGGGAAGGTCGAAGTGAGTCCGTTCACCGGTGACATCGGTCGTGCCGCCAAGAGGACCAATGAGGCGCTTCTCGACGAGAGGATCATCACTCGCCGACCCGACGGCAACTTCGACCCCGATGATGTGTACGACTTCATCGCCACCAACCGAGACAAGCTGACCTGGCGCGGATCCCGCATGACCGCCGAGGTCGACAAGTCCGGCGGGCTGCGGCTGATCGTGCACGCACCGAAGAGTGCGGCAGCAGTCCGAAAGAGCACGAAGGTTCGCCACGCCATGTTCCGCGACTTCGCCAAGGGCAAGCGCTCGCAGGCGTCCGAAGGGTACAGGGTGCCTAGCAGTTTCGGCGGCGAAGACTACGACGTGAAGGCGGTACTGGAAGACGAGCTTGTCGGAAAGAACGCCTCCACCGATGGGTACGGTGGCGGGGGCATGGCGAACATGATCACCGGTGCCCAGAACACGGCCGTCGGGCGGATCACCGCCAACCCGTCGTACTCCGATGTCCGTCATACCGACGATCCGGTGGCGTTCAAGATCGGGTGGGAACGCGCCACCAATCACCAGCTTGCCAGTGACAGTGTCGCCCGGCGGATCCTCAACAACGAGACCGACGACGAGATCGTCGATTTCCTCGAATCGAAGGCCGCCCGTTCTGTGCGCCGTGACCTGCCCCATCTCGCGCAGAACCCCAAGGCATGGGTGAGCGGTGTCCGGTTCATGGTCGACCAGCATGTTCCCGACGTGTCGTGGGTCGATGGCAACGGCATCGAACGGCACCTGCGGGAGGAGGTGCTCAACCAGCGCGCGAAGGTCGAAGATTACATGGAGGCCGTCAAGCAGACCGGTGAGGAGATCCCGCCGGTACATGGCGAGGCGGTCGACCATGCGCTGGGGAAGGGTTCGGTGTGGAAGAAGGCGCACAACGGCGTCAACGCGGTGATGCGGGTGCTGTCCACCATGCCTAGTGATACCGCGTCCCGGTTCCCGTTCCTCGACCGTTCCTACAAGGAACACGTGAACATGCTGGTCCGTAACGCCGAGGATCTCGGGGAGCGGGTATCTACTGCGGAGCTGGAACGGCTGCAGGGGTTGGCGCGGGAGAACGCTCTCAAGGACGTGAAGACGTGGTTGTACAACACCGAGTCGGTGTCGGTGCTCGCGAGCAAGCTGCGGTACTTCACCGCGTTCACCGGCGCCACCCAGGACGCCCTGTCTGCGTGGACGCGGATGACGATTCGTGACCCGTCGACCGCGGTCGTGCTCGCGAAGATCTGGGAGGCGCCGGACAAGGCCGGTTTGATCGTCGATCAGGACGGGCACCAGCTGCGGATTATCGACGGCAAAGAGGCGTGGTACCAGCCGCAGATCGACAAGGACGGGAAGCTGATCCCGGCCGATCCGAACACTCCCAACATAGGCAAGGCTCGAAGCATCATCTTGCCGATCCCCGGTTGGGCCACCAAGAAGTTGTATGGGATCGATGTGGCGCCGGTCCCCACCATCCCGAAGGGGTCTGTCAACACCATCCTCAACATCAACCCCGGTGCGCATCCGTTGGTTGCGGTGGCGACGAACGAGTTCCTCAAACGGAACCCGGCGGTCATCATGGATGATGACAAGTTGGCCAAGTGGGCCGTGGAGCAGGTGCTGCCGTTCGGGGTGGCGGCGAAGTCCATGGAGCAGGTCATGCCATCCACCGCGAAGGCGGTGTTGGATGTGTGGCGCGGTGAGGAGTCGGAACGGTTCAACTCCCGCATGGTGGGGATCTGGACGACGATGATGACCGACTGGGAGGCGGGCGGTCGCCAAGGTACCCGCCCCTCGCTGGACGATGCGAAGGAACGGGCCGGGAAAATCGGGGCACTGCGCTTGTTCGGTGCCACGATGCTGCCGATCAATCCGCAGTGGAAGTCCCCGTACCAGCCGTACATCGACAAGTACCACCTGATGAAGCAGAAGAGCCCGATGACCGCAGACATGGATTTCTACGACGAGGTTGGTGAAGAGTTCTTCTGGCTGACCAATCACGTCACCAAGGCCATGGGCGGGCTACCCGTCAGCGCGAAGGGCTTCAACTTCTTTGAAGACCATAAGGATCTGATGGCCAAGCACCCGGATCTGATGGGTCTGATCATGGGCAACGAGGGTGCGGGCGAGTTCAACAAGAGTGTCTACGAGGCGCAGAAGCTGATGAGTCTGATCCCCGGTGGGGAGAAGATGCGGCGGCCGATGAACACCGAAGAGATCCAGGCCGACGTCGAGCAGCGGCTGGGGTGGATCAAGTACACGAAGTTCATGGACGCAATACAGGCGGATTTGATCGAGCGTGGGTTGAAGACGGTCAACGATGAGGGCGCCGAAGACTTGAGCGAGGCAAAGCAGGCGTTCATGACGCAGAACAGTAAGGACAACCCGGCGTGGGGTGAGGATTTCTACACGGTCAACCCGAAGGCCATGGAACGTCGCATCGAGGGCATGGTCGAGATCGCGAAGGATGAGCGGCTGCGTAGCCGCCGGGACATCCAAGGACTGACCAGCTACTTGCTGCTGCGGGAGCAGGTCCGGGATGAGCTTGCCGAGCGGATCTCCATGGGTGGGGCGAAGACTTTGGGTGCGGAGGACAATGCTGATCTGGCTTCTGAATGGCACGCAGCGGTGATGGACCTGGTCGACAAGAACCCGCCGTTCGGGAACTTGTACAACCGTTGGCTGGAACACGACAAGCTGTGAGGGAGGGCTGAACATGCCTGCCAAGGTCCGTAAGGTCAAGGGTGTCCCGCTCTCCGACAAGGAGTATCACGAGTATCGGAGGCTGAGTCACTACGATCGCAAGAAGGCGGAGTCGTACCTGGCCAGCCGGGATCGGGAGGTGCGGCGAGAGGAACTCAGCACGCAGAACGTTGCGCTTCGCAAGCAGGCAGCGAAGCCGGAGGAACCTCGTAACCGTAAGGTCGGCGATGTTGCGCTGACCGAGAAGCAGTACCGGGATTATCAGAAGGTACAGCGAGAGGATCCAGGTAAGGCTCAGGCTCTTCTTGCTTTGTACGAGAAGCCTGGTCAGAACGTCGCCCGCAAGAGCGGGCGGTACCTGACCAAAGACGAGATGAACAACTACGAGTATCTCGTCGGCAAGGGGATGAGGTACCTTGCCGAACAGGCTTACGGTAAGAAGCCGCGGGAGACGGCCGAGCAGGCCACGGTACGTACTTCCGAAAATGCGGCGACCCGAGAGGCGGAGCGCGCCAAGCGAGAGTCCAGGGCACGCTTGGCTCAGCAACCGGTGCCGGGTTCCGCCGCAGCCGCCGAGCAGACGGTGTTCCGGCAGCAGGATGCACGAGCGAAGGCCAACACCGCACCTTCACAGCGGGATACCTACAAGCGTTCGGCGACTACCCAGTTTTTGGATGCCAACGGCATGCCGATGGTCTCCAAGCAGCAGCCGCAAGTACCGGTCAAGGCGTATGGGTTCGACGTGCCCAAGGGTGCGCTTGTGTGGTTGGGAACAGCCGGTGGAGTTGTGGCACCGAGTCGGGGGCATATGAACGACCCGGATGCGCCGGGTGGTCGTAACGCTCCTCGTGAGACTGATCTTGTCCGATCGATGGATGATCTCTACGGAGAGATCGACAATCCAACGATATGGACAAAGGCCAAGATCATGAAGTTCCAGGCCGACCAGGGTTTGACGGTGACCGGAGTAGTGGGTACCGCTACTCGTCAGAGATGGGAGGCCGTCCTTACTTTTGCGGCTCGTAAGTACGCGGCAGGACAGAAGGTGTCGCCCTATGCGATGACGGATTACCGGGCCGACGCTGACGCACCGGACGGAAAAGGTCGCGGCGGTGGGGCAGCTGCCCCAGGTGAGGCCGGTGGTGGACCGAGGACACGAACCGAGACCAGGCTCACCAACCGCAGCACGGCGAAGGCGCTGCTCAACGCTACGTTTCGAGCGAAGCTCGGTCGGGCGGTCACCGAAGAGGAAGTCAATTCCTTCGTGGCTGCCTTGAACTCCAGCGAGAAGAAGGCCCCGGTCACAGAAGTTGGAGAGACCAACGAGGCCGGTTCGCTCGTCACGGGAACCACCAGCGGTGGTGTCAACCCGGAGCAGTTCGCCGAAGACTGGGCGATGTCCAACAAGGGCGGTGAGGCTAACGCCCGCATGGTCGGTGTCGATTACATGGACGCCGCCCTCAAGGCGATCGGGGCGCCGGTCTGATGGCATCCCCGGCCGAGATCGTAGAGATGGCGAAGAGGTATCTCGGTGTCCCCTATGTTTTCGGCGGTACCAACCCCAAGAAGGGGCTCGACTGTTCCGGTCTCGTGCAGCTCGTCTACAAGAACCTTGGCATCAAACTTCCCCGTCTGGTACGGCACCAACGACTTCAGGGTCGGGCGGTGAGCAGCGTCAACACTGCCCAGCCAGGGGACCTGTTGGTGTTCAACGGCTATCAGCACATCGGGATCTATCTCGGTGGCGGCATGATGCTGCACGCCCCACAGCCCGGCGAGAAGGTGAAGATCGGGAAGGTCTATGCGAAACCTACTTCGATCCGTCGCATCATCGGCGACGGCGGGAATGGTGCGGGGAAAGACTTGTCCGGGGCGGCTCTTGGTGGAACCGGCCAGGCGAAGTCGGTCGACATGGCCACCCTGGCTTCCCGGTACGGCTACTCCATGGCCTTCTTCAAGAGTGACAAGTCCCTGTGGGCGCTGATCAACAAGGCTGTCAAGGATCAACTGACGCCGGACGAGTTCGCCGCCCAGTTGAAGAACACTGCTTGGTATAGATCGCACAGTGCATCCGACCGGGAGTGGCGCACGCTGGAACGTGTCGATCCAGCCTCTGCTCGGGCGAAGATGCACGCGACCAAGGTGCAGCTCATCCAGCTCGGTCAGCGCCAAGGCATCCATGTCGACCCGAAGCGTCTTGCCGATATGGCGTGGCGTGTCAATGCCTACGGATGGGACGAGGCGCAGGTTTCCGCGGCGATGGCCGCCGAGATGCGCTACGACCCCAAGAAGACCAATGCCTACTACGGCGAGATGGCGACCAACAAGGCCAACATCGTCAAGCAGGCCGAATCCTACGGGGTGCAGCTGTCCGAGCAGACGATCTTCAACTTGTTGAAGCAGACGGTCAACAAGCAGGTCACCGAAGGGTCCGTCACCGAGTACATCAAGAAGCAGGCGAAGGTCAAGTACAAGTCCATTGCCGATGACATCGACCGGGGTATGACGGTCGCGGACTACGCTTCTCCCTACATCGAGGCTCAGGCTCGACTGTTGGAGCTGAACCCGGCGGATGTGCATCTCATGGATTCCCACATCCAACGAGCCTTGCAGTTCCAAGATCCGAAGACCGGCAAAGCAGTTCCCGAGACCTTGTTCGACTTCGAGACCCGCATCAAGAGCGACGGTCGGTGGATGAAGACCCGCAACGGTCGAGACACCATGATGGATGGCGCTCGTCAGGTGCTCGCCGATTGGGGTCTCGGATAGGAAGGTGAGGTGAACCAGTGCCGCAGAACGTGTCTATCGACGACGTCTTGAAGTCAGTTGGGTTTTCCGGTAGTGGGCTCCAGACCGCCAAGGCGGTCATCCTCGCCGAGTCCGGCGGTAATGTCCGGTCCTACAACGGCAAAGGAAAAGACCGTTCTTACGGTTTGTTTCAAGTCAACATGTATGGGTCCATGGGGCCAGATCGCATGGCCAAGTACGGGCTCAAGTCCTATGACGACTTGTACGACCCGTACATCAACGCCAAGGTTGCCTTCGATCTGTCCAACGGTGGCCGTAACTGGAAGCCATGGACCACCTACGTCGGCGGTAAGTACAAGGCGTACCTGGGTCGCAACTACGACATCAGTACCGCCGGCGGGGCGAGTACCGCGACCGGAGGTGCACCGGCGGTAGGCTCCGCAGGGACGACTCTTCCCGCGGAGAAGAAGCTTGATACCGCGACGTTGGCGTCCAAGTATGGCTACAGCATGGCCTTTTTCAAGAGTGACAAGGCATTGTGGGCACTGATTCAGGAGTCGACGCGGGAGCAGTACACTCCGGACGAGTTCGGTGCCCGCTTGCGGAACACCAAATGGTTCAAGACCCACAGCGAGTCTGTGCGCAAGTGGTACGTTCTCGAACGCGCGGATGCGGCTACCGCCCAGGCAAGACTGCACCAGACCAAGGTTCGGTTGATCCAACTCGGGCAACGCCAAGGTATCAATGTCGACCCGAAGAGGTTGGCGGACATGGCGTGGAGGGTGAACGCCTATGAATGGGACGATTCCCAGGTGGCCACTGCCATGGCTGCGGAGATGAAGTTCGATCCGAAGGTCGCCGACTACTACGGGGGCCTGGCCGAGAAGCGGGGCGAGATCAAGGAACAGGCAGCTGCTTACGGGATCGCTGTCACCGACGAGACGGTGTTCAACCTGTCCAAGCAGCTGGTCGGTGAGACGACCACGCCGGAGGCGGTGACCGAGTACATCAAGAAGGTTGCGAAGACTAAGTATCAGGGTCTGGCTGATGACATCGACAAGGGCATGACCGTCGCCGACTACGCCGAACCCTACGTCGAGACTCAGGCCAGGTTGTTGGAGCTGAACCCTGCCGACGTCCAGCTCAACGACCCGGCTATCCAGCGGGCCTTGTCCTTCCGAGACCCCAAGACCGGAGTCATCGCGCCGATGTCGATGACCGACCACGAGACGGCGATCAAGAAAGATCCTCGTTGGATGAAGACGAAGAACGCCAGAGATGAGATGCTCAACGGTAGCCGCCAGATCCTTGCGGATTGGGGTCTGCAATGACACAGCCAACCAGTGCGGGCGGAATCCCGCTCGACTCGCAGGACGCCTTCTCGTTTGTCGTGAACGAGATGCTCAAGCCCTTCGGGCTGGAGGCGTTGGCTCCGGTTCTCAAGGGCTTCATCGTCCAGGGTTACACCGGAGACAACCTCACCTACATGCTGCAAGACACCCCGGAGTACAAGAGGCGGTTCTCCGGCAACGAGGCCCGAGGCAAAGCGGGGCTACCGGTGCTGGCACCGGCGGAGTACCTGGCTACCGAACGGTCCTACCGGCAGATCATGGAGTCCGCTGGTCTGCCGCTGGGGTTCTACGACTCCCCCGACGATTTCTCCAGCTGGATCGGTAACGACGTCGCCCCACAAGAGGTGAAGACGCGGGTCGACCTGGCGGTGGATGCGAAGAACCGCATGGATGACGGCTACAAGACCGCGATGAAGGACTTCTACGGTATCGGCGATGGCGAGCTGGAGGCGTACTTCCTTGATCAGAAGCGCGCCGAGCCGCTGCTGCAGAAGCAAGCGAAGGCGCTCAAGATCGGGCAGGCGGCGGAACGAAACGCGCTCAAGCTCGACCGCGCGGAGGCGGAACGGTTGACGGCGTCGACACAGGCCGAGAACGCCGACCTATTGGTGGGCCAGGCGGCATACAATTGGCAGACTGGGCAGAACTTGAAGGATGTCTATGGGGTGGACTACACGAAGGAGGACGCTGTGAACGAGGCGTTCTTCGGCACGGCATCATCGCGGCGGAAGCGGCAGCAGCTCGCCGAGATGGAGAAGGCGACGTTCTCCGCTGGGGGCGGCGCCGGTAAGGGCGCCCTGGAATCGACTTCTCCTGGGGCGTACTGACATGATGCCGCGCGACCGAGAGGCGGTCACCGGGGTTCGAGTCCTCGGCGCGCACTCCTCACCTGGACCGACCGGCCCCAGGGAGCGTATCGAGTCCGGTAGCAGAAGCCGGTGTCCGTTTTCCCCGGACGGTGCACCGCGGTCTGTGGCATCCGTGATGGCAAGGGAGGCGCCACGTGAGTGGCAATCAGTGGTCCGACGATGACGACACCGACGAAGACGGCTACACCGAGGATTCATCGGGTATCGCGCAGCTGCGTAAGCAGTACAAGGCGATGATGAAAGAGAAACGGGAACAGGAAGCGGAGCTTGCCAGGCTACGGAACCAGTCCCGGACGACCTCGGTCACCGAGATCTTGCAGTCCCACGACGTGAACTCGAAGGTAGCGGCGAAGGTGGCGAAGCTCATTCCCTCCGACGTCGACGCTACCGACGAGGCTGTCACGAAATGGCTGGAAGAGTACGGAGACGTCTTCAACGTCAAGGGCACCACCGGTGAAGGTGGGTCCGCTCCGGAGGAGAAGCGGCCGGATACCGTGTACTCCGAGGATGACGTCGCCGCGCACACCAAGGTCGCATCGGCTTCTCACGGTGCACGAGTCGACGACACAAAGGTTCAGGCCCTGTTGGGTCAGGTCCAGTCGGCGAAAACGCGTGAGGAGTTCGATGCATTGATGGCGCAGCACGGCGTGGGTTCGAACATGGGCGGCGGCTGATAACCGTGACAACGCCTGATAGAAAGGTAACGGCGAAATGCCGGACCAGTATACGGATGCTGGCGGTGGTTCGAGCCTTGGAGTAAATCTCGTACAAGCCGCCTACGATAGATATCTAGAATTTAATCTGCGTGCACAACCGCTTTACAGGCATTTGGCTGACAAGCGGCCCGTGCAGCAGGCAATGCCCGGCAGCTCCGTGGTCTTCAATATTTACCAAGATCTTCCGAAGGCCACGACTCCACTGACGGAAATCGTCGATCCTGATGCTATTGCAGTTCCGTCTACGCAGACCGTATCGGTGACTCTCACCGAATACGGCGAGGCGCAGATCAAGACCAGGAGACTGCAGCTGTTCTCACTGTCCGATGTGGACCCTGCCATCGCGAACATCGTCGCGTTCAACCTTTCTGATTCTCTTGACGAGGTTGTTCGTGAGGTTCTGCGGCAGGGCACGAACGTCGTTCGTGAGGCCGGCGGTGTGATGACGTTCAACACCGGTGGACCGGTGAACGTCACCGGTACGGACACGTTCAAGAGCCGTGACGGAAGAGCGACGGTTGCGAAGCTGCGCGGCAACAAGGCTGTACCGAGAACCGGGAACCTATACGCCGCGTTCATTCACCCGGATGTGGCGTACGATTTGCGTTCCGAAACCGGTGCGGCGGCGTGGCGTGATCCGCACGTAAATTCGGCTCCCGGTAACATTTGGGACGCGACAATCGGCACCTACGAGGGTGCTATTTACACCGAGACACCGCGGTCCTATTACGCGGGTGATGGTGCGACTAGCGCCCGTGTGCACCGCACGATCTTCTGTGGGCAGCAGGCGCTCGCAGAAGCGGTGTCCGAAGAGCCGCACGTTATCATCGGGCCTATCACCGACCGTCTGAATCGGTTCAGGCCCATTGGTTGGTATGGCGTTCTAGGATGGGCTCGCTTCCGCGAGGCATCGCTGTACCGAGTTGAGACATCTTCGTCGCTGTAACCCCTATAGCGCCGTGGAGGGGGACGTATCCCCACCCTCCTGCCCCCCCTCCACGGCCTCTTGTGTTCCGAGGTGAAGGCCGGTGCCTACGTTCACACCACCGACGGTGTCGGAGACCCCAGCGGGGGGTGGGAAGTTGTTCGAGCGGTACCGGCTCGACAAAGGGATCTCGGTGCTGATCGAAAACGGTGTGGTGCGCCTGGCCAGGTATCCGTCGCAGGACGAGATCGTTGCCTGTGACGGATACTACCTGGGTGGGTACGTACACACGATCACCGATGAGGAAGCCGACGTTCTGCGAGCTGCTGGGTTGGGTGAGTACATCACCCCCTGAAAGGGGGCCAGTCATGTGCACGAGTTCATGTCCCTCACAGGATCATGAGTCGTGGGGCGACTGCGTCAAGGCGAAGAACTTGAAGGTTGCGTACTGCCAGTCCTCATCGGGCCGGGATTACACCCGGCAGAAGACGTGGGACCGGGAGCTGGATGGTTACGCGACGGCGCGTCGTGAAGGGATGCAGCCACGCGGAACGAAACGCTGGCACACCGATGAGGCGAAGCGGATCAGTGACAACAACGGGTCCGCATTCAACGCCGGGGCGGCGTGATGGCCCACAACGTTCGCACTCTGACGTACCACCTGAACCGAGTCGCCGGCTTGTTGGCGAACGACGTGCCCCAGGCCGGTGACGCGCGTGCCGCCAACGTCTACGCCGGCACCACAGGTCTGGAGGTTGTCGGTGCTCTCAACGTCAAGGCGGGTATCACCGACACCCGCAAGTACCTCGAGCTTGCCGGGGTCCTGAACCAGCTGGCGGGTACCACGGACCTCGGGGTCGATGAGGCGGCGAGCTATCTGTGATCTTCGATGAGATGAAAGACGAGGTGTATCAGAACCTGCTGGGGTTCACGCGGGCGCAGGAGCAGGTCACTCACCTGACCGCCCCGATCACCGAGGCGGACCTGGTGGTTCCGATCGCTGATGCGGGCCAGGTGAACCGTGGTGTCATCGAGATCGACGACGAACTGATCTATGTGGATCGCAAGGACACCACGTCGAGTTCCGCCACGGTCCCCCCGTACGGTCGCGGTTACCTCGGTACCACGGCGTCCACACATGACGCTGGTGCGCGGGTGATCAACAACCCGCGTACTCCCAGGGACACCATCGGGAAGTCCCTCAACCAGACGATCCGGTCGGTGTTCCCGGATCTGTACGCGGTGAAGACCACCGAGTTCCCCTACGTGGCAGCGCGTCTGCACTACGAGCTGCCACGGGATGCGAACCAGCTTCTGACGGTGGAGTGGCAGCCCTCCGGTCCGTCGCTGGTGTGGATGCCGATCAGGTTCTGGCGGTCGTCGGTGACCGCGCAGGTTGTGGACGTGGAGGTGGGGGACGCGATCGAACCCGGCCGCCCGGTGCGGCTCACCTACGGCGCGAGACCCATCGAGCTTGATGACTTCTCGGTGGAGTTCTGCGACACCGGTCTGGATGACAACGCTCGTGACGTCATCGTGTACGGGGCCTGTTCGCGGATCGTCGGCTACCAGGAAGCGGCGCGTCTGCAGTCCGAAGCCATCGAGTCTCAAACCCAGGCGCAGCTCATTCCCCCCGGAGCGACGCTCAACGCCGGTAAGTACTTCCTGCAGTTGCACAAGCAACGACTGGCCGAGGAGCAGCACCGGCTGCAGACCCGGCATCCCGTGGTTCTGCACAACACCCGCTTCTAGAGGGAGACCGCTGTGGCGAGGCAATTTTCCAACACCGCCGTCGAGACGGTCCTTGCCGCGTCGGCGACCGCAGCGGCCACCTCCATCAGCGTGTCGTCGGCCAGTGGATTCCCGATCGGGTTTCCGTACCGGCTCACCCTGGACTATGAACAGACCGGGTCGGAGATCGTGGAGGTCACCGCCGCATCTGGCACCACGTTGACGGTGCTGCGTGGGGTGGACGGTACGTCGCCGCAGTCGCATGCGGTGGGAGCGCCGGTGGCGCACACCGCAACAGCGCAAGATTTCCGTGACTCCCAGGACCACATCGGTGCTTCGGCTGGGGTGCACGGTCTGACCGGCGGAGTGGCGGTAGTGGGTACCACGGCCACGCAGACGTTGACGAACAAGACGATTGATGGATCATCGAACACGATCAGCAATGTCAATGCCGGGTCGGTGACGGGGAACTTCAAGTCGATCACCACGGTCGCAGCGAACGCTGCGTCGATCGCATTGACCATCAAGGGTTTCACGGGACAGACCGCTGATCTGTCGCGGTGGCTTGATGCTGCTGGAGCGACGAAGGGTGCGGTCGACAAGGACGGGAAGGCATCGTTCGCGTCCCTGTCTACAACGGATGGTGGGATCGCCACCGCTGCCTCCGCCGGGTCGGTGTTCGTCGGGAAGAGTCTCGATCTGACAGCAGCAACAACGACGTCGACACCGTTGAAGATCAAGTCTGTAGCGGCGGCGACCGCGGATGTGGTGCAAGCGCTCAACAGTGCCGCCGCGGTGGTCTTCAAGATCACCCCTGCTGGCGATGTCACCGCGGCCGGGGATGTCACCGTGGGCAGCAACCTGAGCGTTGCCGACACGTCGAACCTGACGCAGGCGGTGGTGACGCAGAAGGCGTCTCCGGTCGATCCGGTGCTGCGACTCAAGGCTCAGAGCGCAGTGGCGAACACCAGGCCGTTCTTGCAGATCACCAACCATCTCGGTGCGGATCTGGCGAAGGTCGACGAGCTGGGGTTCTGGGTCGGACCGGGCGATGCGACGTCGCTGGAGAAGACGCTCAACATCCCGCACAACGCGTCGGTGTTTACCAAGGTTGCCTACGTGGTCGGCGACGCTAAGTTCGACGTCCACGACCGGCAGATCGCCGCCACACCGACTCGCATCAACATCCTCGTGGCCGGGTACTACCTCGTCATCCACCAAGCCATGTTCGATGATAGAACCACCGGTTCGAGGGCATCGGCCGTACGGCTCAACGCCGACACGTTCCCACTTGAAGTACGTATGAACGCCGTTGCCGCCGGTCACATCACCACACCCGGATCCAGTCGCATCTGCAAGCTCGCTGTGAACGACTTCCTCGAGCATTACGTGTACCAGAACTCTTTGGTCACTCTGTCTACCACCGTGTACATGCAGGTTGCATGGCTGGGGTCGTAACCCATGACGATCAAGATCCCGACGACGCTACCGGCGAGCTTGTGCCTGCCGGCGTCATCAGCGACGTCGTTCACGAAGACCGATGTGGACTTCGACTACGCCGTCGCTGGCATGGGCTGGTTGTCAGCGGCGAACCCAGATCGGTTGGTGCGCCGGCAGACGGCGCCGTTCCGGAAGCAGCAGCTGGATGTGGCTGGGCAGGCCGGAGAGCAGAGTTTGGAGAACTGGTGGTACCGCTCACAGTTCACCTTCCATGGCGGTGCTGGTCAGGTGTACAACGACCCGAACACCCGCAACCCACAGGGTGCGTCGGAGACGGTGGAAACCCGTTACTTCAAGTCCTGCGGTCTAGATGTGTGGACACCGGGAACAGTGACGCTGTTGCCGGCGATGACACAGGTTGTCACCGCTCCGGTTGTCGCCGTGTTGGGATATACGACCCCGACGGGGAAGAACATGGTGATGACGGTAACGACTACCGGCGTCGTACAACGTTCTCCCGACGGGGCGTTCTCGGGCACCACACCGGCCCCCGCAGCGGAAGCGATCCTTGATGCGTGCACCGACGGTGCGAGTGTGTGGGTGGCCACGTCGGTAGGGATTTACAAAGGCACCCTGCCGGATGGCAGTGGCACGGTGACGTGGGCTTTGCAGTGGAACACCGGCAATACGCGGGTGAAGGTCGGCTGGGTCAAACAGCGCCTTATCGCCTGTATCGGGTCAGTAGTGCATGAACTGATCGGGACCGGGCCGGCGTTGCCGGCGTCTCCGGTATACACGCATCCGGTGGTGACATGGACATGGTCATCGATCACCGAAGGTGGCCGTGCCATTTACATCGCCGGGTACTCGGGTGGCAGGTCGGGCATCTTCAAGTTCGTCCCGCAGGACTCGAACGGAAACCTGCCGGAGCTGTCCACTGGTATCACCGCCGCGGATCTCCCCGAGGGCGAGAACTGCCACGCCATCTACGGCTACCTGGGGAACTACCTCGGGATCGGTACATCCCGCGGGGTACGAGTAGGGGTGACCGACGAAGGCGGGGACATCACCTACGGGCCTATCATCTTGGAAACCGTCCAGCCGGTGCGGTGCTTCGCCGCTCGGGACCGCTTCCTCTACTTTGGCTTGACCGCCGGCGTGGACAACAAGTCGGGTCTGGGACGGCTAGATCTGGGATACGCGATCGACGGACTGAGGTTCGCGTACGCGTGGGACGTGTTCCATGCCGCATCGACGTCGGCGGTGACCGGTTGCGCATTGGTGGGTAACACCAACAACGTGGCCTTCGGCACCAGCAGTGAGGGCTACTTCCTGCACGATGGGTCGGGCACGAAGATGTCCGCCGGGTATCTGGTCACCAGCCGTATCCGGTTCTCGACGTTGGAACCGAAATTGTTCAAGCTGTTGCGTGTCCGGGGTCCGGTGTTGGCCGGCAGCCTGGGGGTTTCGGTGATGGGCGCGAGTGGGGTCGAGTCCCCGCTGATCACCCTCCCAGCTGGGGTGATGCCGTCCAACGACCTGGACATCAAGAACCCTGCTGGCCCCCAGGAGTTCCTGTCGATCCGGTTCGGGTTCACCCGCTCGACCACGAACCTGACGTTGGGTGCGGAGATCTCTTCCTACCAGCTGAAGGCTCTACCTGGTACGACCCGAACACGGATCATCCAACTGCCGGTGCTGTGTTTCGACCTGGAAGAGGATTCGAACGGGCAGCGGTGGGGCGGTGAGGGTACGGCGATCCTGCGGCTACAGGAGATCGAAGCGGTGGAAGCCCGCGGGGACACCGTCCTGTGGCAAGATTTCTCCAACAGCATCGGAACGTTGGTGACGATCGAGCAACTCGATTTCATTCAGTCCGCTCCACCGGACAACGCGCACGGCTGGGGTGGGTACCTCACCATCACCTTGAGGACTGTGACGTGAGCGCCAAGACCGCCGGTCGGTATGACATCCAGATGCGTACGAACGAAACGTTTTCGATGCAGCTCGTATACAAGGACCGCAACAAGCTGCCCATCGACATCACTGGGTACACCGCACACATGCAGGTGCGGAACAAGCCTGGTGGGAACGTGCTGATCTTGGATTCGAACAACGTCGGGAACTCGATCACCGTCGACGGCCCGAACGGTGTGGTGAATGTGGAGTTCGGGGTGGACAACATGCTGGGTGTGACTGCGCAGAAGGGTGCCTACGACTTGGCGTTGATCGACCCAGCGGACAAGCCGGCGGTGGTAGTCGAAGGAACTGTGGCGATCATCAAGGGGGTGACACGGTGACCACTCCCCCGAATCAGGTTGTACTGAACCCGCAGGACACCATTGTCGTGGAGGTCACGACCGCCGGGCCGACGGGTGCGGATGGTATTGCCGGTCCGACGGGACCACAGGGAATAGACGGGCCTCCCGGACCGGTCGGGCCTACCGGCTTGCTGGGACCCCAGGGAGATATCGGGCCGCAAGGATATGACGGGGCGCAAGGCCCGCAAGGCGATGTGGGTTTGACGGGCGATGTGGGTCCGACCGGTCCGCCCGGTGCGACTGGTGACACTGGCCCTGCCGGTCCGAAAGGTGATACCGGGTCGCAAGGTGCACAAGGGGACATCGGGCCGCTTGGCCCGGTAGGTCCAATAGGACCGCAGGGTCCCGCGGGTGGGCCGCAGGGACCACCTGGTCCGCAAGGCGACCCCGGTCCGACCGGTGCCCAGGGACCCCAAGGGACTCAAGGGATCAAGGGTGACACCGGTACCCAAGGACCCAAGGGCGACAAAGGCGATCAGGGAAACCCAGGTACGCAAGGCATCCAAGGTGTCAAGGGCGATACCGGGTCGCAGGGTCCACAAGGGATCCAGGGAAACACCGGACCGCAGGGTGATCAGGGAATCCCAGGTGCTTCTGGTGGAACTGTCGGTCCGGCCGGCGGTTCGCCTTACACCGTTGTTGCCGCGCAGGCTAATCTTCCAGCCGCTGCCAGCAATGAGGGCAAAGCGTATTACGTCCAGGCTACGAAAACCGCGTGGGTCTCGGATGCTACGGCATGGCGTCTGACCTATGGCGACACGCTCAATCGTGACATTTCGTCGCTGTTGGATTCCGGATGGAAACTCGGCACGACTGCCGGATACTTTCGGATGCGTCGCCTGGACAACGTCGTCTATCTGTACGGGCGTCTACAACGATTGACTGTTGCTGTCACCGGCGGCCAACCGTTGTTTACTCCCCCAACTGGCTTCTTACCGATGGCAGGGTACGTTCCGTTCGGTCCGGCGTTGTGGCATACGCCGAACCAGATCGGTATGGTCGCGAACTTCTTCGGCGGCACCCGGATCGATGCGTACTTCTACCCAACCACGCAGAACTTTGCCGTCAATGACTATGTCAGTTTCAGCGCACAATGGACTACCGACCAGTCTTGGCCTACGACCCTTCCTGGTGTTCCCTTCCCGTGATCGTTTGGAGACGATGATGACCACTCTCACCGAACCACCAGCCTGGCCGTTGCCACAAGGTCACTACTTCGGTCCCGCTGCGACCGAGGAGGCGAACGCGGCGTGTCACTCGGGGAAGAAGGAGTGGCTGCACAACATCAAGCTCAAGCTGTGGCAGCAGCACTTCCGTGAGGTGTGGGACCGGAAGTTGGAAACAACCGGCGAGTTCGATGCGGACACCCAAGACGCGGTGGAACACGTGCAGGAGGCGGCGGGATGGGAGCCGTCGGGAAGGTTGGACGAGAACACGTGGAAGGTGGTGTGGACGATGGCCCCGCCGGAGGAGAGGCCAGCAGCGAAGCATGCGAAGAGGAAATCCACCACTCGTTCGGCGTTCAAGAGATCGATGAATGAGCCGTGATGGTTGCCTTCAAGCTCGCCAAGCCGGTCCAGAACACTCAGGACCAGTTCAAGAAGTACTTCCCGAAGGCTCCCTTCCTAGGGACCATCGGCGATGCCCGACACCTCAAGGGCAGCGGTGATCATACGCCCTGGGCTAGCGACAGGATCGGGGGAAAGTCGCATCAGAAGGGGACCGTCTACGCGGCCGACCTGGGGAACGGTCCGGGATTCAGCACGAAACAGTTTCAGACTTGGTTGTTGACACAACTGAAAGCCGGGAAGTACCCGGAAGTGAAGTACATGATCTCGAACTACCAGCTGAACGATCGCCGGTACGGCTGGAAGAACCAAAGGGGTTCGGACGGTCCGGGACATGTGCACCTCAGCTTCATGCCCGGACATGAGAACACGACGTCGACGATCTTGCAGGACTACCACAACTATCTGACGAAACCGAAGCCGGTACAGAAGGTGGCGCCGAAGGCACCGACAGTCTCGCCGGTACCGATCAAGGCGTTGACGAAGAACGGCGGCAAGGTGATCGGACAGAAGGTGCCGAACGCACGGGTGGTGCCGGCGAACGCCGCGCCGGTGCTGTCGTTGGGCGCGAAGGACGACCAGCTGGGTGGCTGGGTGACGTACGCGGAGAACAAGCTGGGCGTCCCCGTAAACGGATATTACGGCCCAGAGATGACCAAAGCGGTCAAAGACCTACAGAAGCGTCGTGGTCTACCCACCACGGGGCGTATCGACGCCACCACCTGGCGGAGTCTCGGCCACAAGTGAGGAGTACTCGTCATGTTGACATCGGCGTTCTGGAGGCCGACGCTACGATACGCGATCTTGACGTTTGTGCAGGTCATGGTCACTGTGCTGATCGCTGCCGCGGTGGATTTGTTCGACAAGAACTGGATCTTCGCGTTGGTGCTGGCGTGCGTGGCAGCGGTGAGCGCCATCGTGGCGTGCATCGTTTGTTTTCTGTTACGCCTTGACGAACCGCCGGGTCGCGTACCATAGGTGCTACCCACCGGGTGGACCTCTCTCACCCAGCCGGTCGGGAACGTGAGTATCTCTCTCCGGATGAAGCCCCCTGGTTCCGCACCTCCAGGGGGCTTCTTCTTGTCCACGTCGCGTTCCGGACGGATCGGACCCTTGCCCTCGAACCAGGACAAGTGATAGACCCTACAACGAGGGCGCAGGGGGGTAGCCGTGGTTCATGATCCACATCCACCTCGGGTCCTGACCTACGTTGTACAACTTCCCCGCCTGTACGACCCGGGTGTCGTACACCTGAGCGTTGAAACTTGCCTAGGTGTGAGTAGCCTGGATCGATAGCCGATCCCCTACGTGTTGTGTGCCGTGGACGACCCGCTGGTCGCCCTCGTCTTGTGTCGGTCCCCCGTCGTGGCAGCCCCGAGGGGACATGTACGCCTACCAGCCTGCGGTGCCGTGCACCCTTTGGAGGCTTGACATGGCCTGTGACACCTACTCGTTCAAGTACTTCGGCGTCGTGGAAGTGATCTTCGAGGAAGGGGCGCCGGCCTACATCCGGCAGCCGTACACCTCCCGTGCAACGGACCTCGTCCGTGCTCTGAACTGGATCGGTGTGCGCTATCCCGGGTTCGGATCCTCACCTCGACAGGTCCGCGGCGCCACCATGTGGACGCTGTACCTGGATGCGTTCACCCAATCCGCCGGCAAGGTCCGAGTGAGGGTCTGACGTGACCATCCTTGCCGATCTACCTGTTCACGTCTCCTACTCCAGCTACTCCCAGTTTCTCCAATGTGGATGGAAGTACTACCTGGAACGAACGCTGAAACTCCCGACGGTGCCGGCGTGGTGGAACATCGGCGGTCATGCCGTACACGCCGCCACCGAGGTCTACGACCACGGGTCGAAGGCCACCGCAGACGACCTGTTCGCGGTGGGCTTCGAGGAGGAGTACGACAAGGTCCGGAACGTTTCCGATGTTCCGGAGGAAGAGTGGCTGGCTGGAGGCCGGGTCAGCACCAAGTACCCGAACAAGCAGGACAAGCAGTGGTGGCTGGAGCAGGGGCCGGTCATGGTGCAGGCGTGGATCGACTGGCGGGCTCGCTCTGGGTGGCAGTTGTGGGAAGCATGCTCCGGGCAGCTAGCGATCGAGATGGCGATGAACATCGATCTCGGCGGGTTGCCGGTGAAGATGTACGTCGACCGAGTGATGATCACCCCGGACGGACAGCTGGTTGTGGTCGACATCAAGACCGGGGTGTTCGAACCGGAAAGTGATCTACAGCTGGGGTTCTATGCGTGCGGGTTGGAACGAGTGTTCGGGATGCGCCCCCAGTTGGGTGGCTACTGGATGGCCCGGAAGGGCGACATCGGCCAGGTACACAACCTGGACCATCTCACCCCGGAGCTGCTCGGTACCTGGGTATCGACCTGGGATCGGGCACGTAAGGCCGGGATCTTCATGCCCCACCCGACGCGGTTGTGTCGGGCGTGTGGGGTTCGCGAATACTGCGCCGCAGTGGGCGGCGCGAAATCAGGGAGTGTGGACGTATGAGCGACGACGGCTGGTTGTTCCAGGTTTCCCCGAAGCTGGATGACGGCACGCTGATCAATGTGCGTGGCCGATCCACCAACGAGTTCTACGAGAACCTGGAGTGGGTGAAGGAACATTCGCCGGTGATGATGGCGGCGCTGCGGGCGGTGCGTGAGGCGTGCACGGAACACAAGGCTGCGGTCATTCCGTTGGAGAAGGCGCAGGAGACGGTGCAGGCCGTGATGCCTGCCACGGTGGTGGACGACGACCGGTACACGTGTGTGCACGGTAAGCGGGTCTTGCGTACCAACAAGCCGGGTGAGAGCAAGTGGACTGCGTACTTCTGTCCGTCCCCGAAGGGCACTCCTGATCAGTGCAAGACGATCTTCGTCAACTGATGTGTCCTCATCCCCGCCTACCTCCCGAAGCTCACAGGTACATCAAGCGTGGCCACCAGGTCATGCACATGAGCCTTGAGGACTTGGCGAAGATGTTCGAGATCTCACGTACCAGGGCACATCAGATCGTTGCTGATGTGGAACGAACCAAGATCGACGGTAAATGGATGCTACGTAAGAGAAGAGAGATCGATGAGATCGACGGTCAATGAACGGATAAATGCTCTGGTGCGTGGTCGTGACTACCTCCAGGCGCATGACTGGATACGTGAGAACTACATGGCACGGACTCCAGATGGTGTCGCGGATCCTAACCGGTGCTGCGTGCTCGGCGCGTTGGCCGTCGCCAACGGCTGCTACGACAATCGTTACCCCGGGTGGGTGGTGGAGAACGACTTACTTATCGAAGTCATCGCCGAGCTGCAACGGGATCTACCACCGCAGTACGACTGCATCACGATGTTGAACGACTCTGCTGGTACCAAAGACGAGGTGCTTGCACAGGTCAACCAAACGATCGGGCGGTTGTGCACTGAAGCTGCGCTCGCCGAACCCCTCGGCGTGGCGTGATGGCTCATACACTATCGCGTTCGTTGCACAGACGCACGGACGACACGGGCGCTCCGCTGCCGTGTGTCTTCCCTTCATTGGAAGCGGCCGGGATCCGGTTCAGACGCGGGCAAGTAGCCATGATCGCTGGTGTGCCCGGATCGGGCAAGACCATGCTGGCGTTGGGGTACACGATCCGGGCGAAGGTCCCTTCGTTGTACGTGTCGGCGGACTCGGATGAGTGGACGCAGTTGGTCCGTACCGTAGCGTCCATCTCTGGGTCCACAGTGGACAAGGTAGATGAGGTGTTCCGGGGTGGTGCCGGAGAGCTGTTCCTCCCCGACCTGGATGAGGCGAAACACATCTGGTTCACCTTCGACCCCAGCCCGACCCTGGAAGACATCCACCTGGACATCGAGGCGTTCACCGAGATGTGGGGACAGCCGCCGGCGCTGTTGATCATCGACACACTGATGAACATCGAGGTCGACGGTGATGGGGTGGAGCTGACGGGGATGCGGCAGATCGTTCGCGCCATGCACCACTTTGCCCGTCACTACGGATGTGCCGTGTGGTTGCTGCATCACTGCTCCGAGGCATCCGAGTGGGGTTCAGGGGACCGCTGTCCGCCACGGGCAGCCATCCAGGGCAAGGTGTCCCAGCTTCCGGAAATCATCCTCACCATCGCGCAGGACTCGACGAAGCGGCACCTGATGATGTGTGCGGTGAAGAACCGTAACGGTCCAGCCTGGCCCCGCGGTGATCACCCGGTGTCGCTGTACGTGCGGCCCGAGCGGATGGGTCTGTACGAAGACTGCATGTCGTGGACAGCAGCCGGTGAGTGTTCGTCGTGACGAACTACTACCGCCAAGGGGACGGGTTCGAGAAGCGGGTCTTGGCGGACCTGCGGATACAGGACTACCTGGCGTGGCAATCGCGGGGAAGCAAGTCTCCGGTGGACATCATCGCCCTGAGATCCGGGCAGGTGCTGCTGGTGCAAGTCAAGGGTGGGTTGGCCCAGATCGGTCATGACGGTTGGAACGACCTGTATGACCTGGCGCAGCGAGTAGCTGGCGTGCCCATCCTCGCGCAGCGCAGTGGTCGCAAGATCCGTTACCGGCAGTTGACCGGGCTGCATCTGCCGCGGTCACGCTACTGGCCCTCTGTGAGCTGGCCGTGTCTTCTGTCGAGAGGTGAGCCAGATGGATCCGATCGTGTCAGTACTTGAATCCCACGGTGCCACGGTGCCGATCGGGTACGGCTGGAGGAAGATGCGCTGCCCGTATCACGACGACCGGCATCCGTCCGCGTCGGTGAACATCGACTATGGACGGTTCGTATGTTTCGTCTGCGATCTCAACCAGGACGCGATGGGTTTGCTGATGGAACGAGAGGGGGTGAGGTATGGGGAGGCCAAACGACGAGTCGACGAGATCGTTGAACGCGGCGGTGGTCCGATACGAGGCAGCACTACCGCTGGTCTCCTCCTATTTGGACAGTCGCGGGATCAGTGTCGCCGTCGCCAGAGAGTTCCGGCTTGGCGGCGTGTCGGAGCCCGCACCTGGGCATGAAGCCGGCAAGGGCAGGCTGTCCATCCCCTACCTGACTCCTGCAGGACCGGTCGCGGTGAAGTTCCGCTGCATCGCTGACCACCGCTGTGCCGAGTTGGGTCACGGCAAGTACACGGCGCCGCGGGGGCAGCAGGTGAAGCTGTACAACGTTGCAGCGTTCACCGCTGACCTGGACCGCGACTACATCGGCATCGCCGAAGGTGAGCTAGATGCCTTGGTGCTGACGTGGTACTGCCGCATCCCGGCGGTGGGTGTACCGGGGGCGAGCAACTGGCAAGGGAACCCGCACTGGCCACGGCTGTTCTCCGGCTTCTCTCGGGTGCTGGTGTTCCGGGATCCGGACACTGCCGGCGGTGAGCTGGCGGCCCGGATCTGTGACTCCCTGCCGCAGGCAACAGTGATCGAACTCCCAGCGGATGTGAACGACACCCTGCTCGACAAGGGGCCGGAGTTCATCCAGTGCATGGCTGGTGTGACATGACGAGGAAGGGAACCGGTGATGGATCCGTGGGCGTGGCTCAACCCGTTCGACCTGCAGTACGACTCGGTGAAAGTGAGCTGGCCGGTGGGCAGCTTCGGAGACATCGACGTTCTCGCGAAGCTGTCGCTGATCGATGACCTGATCGAGGTCGATGACCTGCTAGGCGCCCGGCAGCACATACATGCGTTGGCGAAGGTGCTGTTGGCGACAAGGGTTCTCGACCCTGACGAGCTTGACGACATGGTGTTGGCGCACGGCGCCAACCAGATCATCCGTGACTTCCGGAGGGCAACAGAACTATGACAACCATCGAGGACCCAGTACACCCAGCAGCCGGCGTGGACCTGGAGCACTTCGAACGCGCCGCACAGAAGGTGTGCGAGGCAGGGTTCGAGGCACTGGTCCGCTACCACCACCGTCACGGGCCGGGGATGGTGGCACACGCACCGGGCGGTGCGATGGCGGGGGTAGCGGTGCGTCTGCACGACCAGGTCGTACTGCTAGCCAACGTGCTGTACCGCGGTCCGACCACTGACGGGTTCGATCGGCAGGTGTCGGATCATCTCTTCGAGATCGTTCTGCTCGCGACGATCGGGCAGCTGGTGGCGCAAGGTGAGTGGCCTGGGACGGCGCAGGAATGAGTGTCGACCAGAGCAACATCCGCACCCTGGCGGAGCAGCTTCGCGGCACCAAGATCGGTGACACGGTGGATGTGATGCTGCTGTGGACGGCAGCGGACCTACTCGACACCGCCATCCACGACCTGGATGCGTGTCACGGCATCCTGTTCGCGATCCGTGATGCTGTCGACTCCCTCTACGTCGACGTCTTGAACACCGAGCTACCGCCTGCGAACGGGAAGGAGCCCACCCCGTGACGTTCGTCGATCCACCCGAAGAGCCCACTGCTCGGCCGCCGGAGACGGTGGAGCAGTGGAAGAACATCGCGTTCGGGTACTGGGAACGGATTGCTGATCTGGAGAACGCCATCGGGGCCTATCAAGATCGGGTCACCGAACTGAAGGATGACATCGCCGAGCTGCTCCATGCTTTGGATCGGTACTCGACGATCGACACCTTCAACATGACGCTGGGTGAGGTGAAGGAAGAGCTGCGGCGACGTGCGAAAGCAGAGACGACGCAGGACATCGACGACGGGCTGGACGACGAGCCGTGACCGTTCGCCGCTACCGGCCGACTATCGTTGTCAACCTGCTGGACGGCAAGGCCACCCTGTCGGGATTGTTTGCCGATGGCTCACTACCGGCACTACATCACATGCAGGTCGATCCCGGTTCTGTGACACCTATACGCACCGGTCTGGGAATGAAGGTGCCGCCCGGATGGACAGGGCTGGTGATGCCCGAGACTCGCCTGGCGGTAGATCACATGGTCACGATGATCAACGCACCGGAGATCGTCGACAGTACTCACTGGGGTGAGATCGTGGTGCGGCTGACCAACCATGGGCGGCGCCCGTTCGGGGTATGGCCGGGTCTGACGGTGGCACGATTCATCGTGGTGCCGGAAGCCGAACCGCTATATGAACTGTATGGCGCCGAGAAGGAACCATCGTAGTTCGCGTCAAGGTGTGCAAGCCGCAGAGGGATTCATCCCGCTGCGGCTTTCACATGTTCTGGGGATGCTTCGGGTTGGAGCACCGCCCCTGGTGTCACCCGGATGAGGCTGTCACCGTCGCTGGGTTCGCGAGCGACGAAGTGGAATCCCATCTCGGTGTTGGGTTCGTAGATGATGACCAGACCGACGTCGAGAAGCCGGCGCTCCCAGCTTGCTATCTTCGCCAACTGTTTCTCACTGAGGGCTTCGCCTTGGTTACGCCGGGACCGTAGCCGCAGCATCTGCGCGATGCTGTCGTTCTTGTGTGGCTTCTCGGTCTTCCAAGGAAGTTCTTGGTGGTGCCGAAGCGAGCGGCGGGTCTTCCCGAGACGCGCCTTGGCCTGGTCGATGGACGACCTGCTGGCCAGGAAGCCGGTGAGCGCGAGGTTGGCTTCGATGATCTCCTCGTGGCTCATACGAGCGTCGAACCACTTGATCAACTGCTTGTCAGCGGCGAGCTTCCGCACCGACATGGCTGTGGTCCTTCCACTTCGTTCGAGTCGTGTCACCTACCACCCGGACAGTACAACACACACAGGTGTGCGTCCTGGCAACCGTCCAACGAACCCCGTGCTACGCTCTGCTGGCGAGGGGGTAAAAGGCCAGGTCAGACCGTGGGTAGGAGTGCTGGGGCACTAGTGCCCGTGGTCTGACGTTGTACTTCCTCGTTTCAGCCCCTATCCTGGGGTTGTACTACACAGGTGCAACGGGAGAAGGAGACCCATGGCGGACGAGAGATCGTCACTGAGAGTGGTTGCCGAGGCATACTTCGAGACCCTCGGGCAAGACCTCAAGAAGAGCACGATACGGGGCCACGAAACAACTTTGTACGCGCTGCGCGCTGAGGTGGGTGATGACATCCAACCCCGCAACATCACGGTGCGTCACATCGATGCGGTGTCGCTGACGTTGAAGAAGACCAACGGCAAGAGGGCCATGAACAACCACCAGTCCCGGCTGGTCCAGTTCTTCACCTGGTGCCAGGACCGGCGCATCGTGCCGCTGTCGCACAACCCGATGAAGGGCCGTAAGGCACGCAAGTTCATGGATCCGGAACGTTTCATGCTGCAGGTGGCTGAGTTCCCGGCGCTGCTGCGTGCCGCGCCGACACCTCGGGACCGTGGGGTGATCGCGACCGGGCTGTTGCTGCTGCTGCGAGCGTCGGAGATCCGCACCTTGCGGATCAAAGACCTGGACCTGATCAACGGCACCATGAATGTGAAGGTGTGGAAGACGAACAAACGATCCCGGATGTCGATCCCGGTCGAACTCGACAGGGAGCTACGTCGTTGGTTGACGCAGTACACACAACAGATCGACGGGCCGCTCAAGCCAACGTACTACCTGTTTCCGGGACGCAAGATGGTGCCGCTGCCCAGCGCTCGTGGTGCCAACGGTCAGTTCGTGAAGGGGTATGACATGGAAGAGGTGTTGGCTCCGTCGAAGCCGATCGGTGTGATGGAGGACTGTGTGAAACCCGCGTTGAAAGCGTTGGGGTATGAGATCAACGAGCGGCGGCCATGGGATGAGCAGAAGCGGCTGCGGGAGTTGGCGAAGCAGCGGCGTGCGGCCGGTCAGGACGTGACGAAGCGTGGTCCGAAGCCGAGACTTCGTGATGTTGATGACGAGGACGAGGAAGAGAGCGGTAACCGGAAAGGTATTCACGTGTTGCGCAGGTCCGGTGCACGGGCAATGTTCGACGCACTTCGTGCGGAGGGACACGACGGTGCGCTGCAGCGGGTACGCGAGATGCTTCACCACTCGTCGGTGAAGATGACCGAGCTGTATTTGGGTGTGTCGTTGGAGCAGGAGCTGCTCGATCAGGTGATCCGCGGTAAGCGCATGTTCCCGCAGATCGAACTCGATGACACGGGTACCACCGAGAACGTCGACGGTGTGGTCGCGTTGAGGAGAGCCTGACATGGCCGTCAAGCAGGTACTGGAATGTGATGCGTGTAGGAAGTCCGAACCAGAGGTGAAGAAGGTCGAGTCGTATCAGATCGTGTATCCGGACAACGCGAAGGTAGTGATCGACCTGTGCACCACGGATGCGGCGCGGTTGGTGGAGCTGCGGAAGCTGCGTCCTCCGGTGGTGAAGCCGCCGCGTAAGACGCATCGGCCGATGCGGAAGGTCACCAAGTCGGCTTGATGTAAGGGGTTCGCCGGAGGGCGGGTCGGGTGGATGTTCACCTGGCCCGTCCTTCTGTATGTACTCCTCGGGTGTGTAGCCTGGGCGGACATACCGGACGGAGATGTATCACACATGTGCAGATGTTCGACGAGGTGGGAGCTGGGTGAGTCGCACTGTCCTGCGTGTTGCTCGACGTTCGCGTCGGTAGCCGCGTTCGACGAGCACCGTACGGGTGGTGCACGGAGCCGGCGGTGTCTGGAGCCACGTGAGGCGGGGCTGGTGGCCGAGGTGCGAGACCACGCGGTGGTGTGGACGTACCTGTCGTCGAGGTGAGGAGTGAAACGTGAAGGCCGCGAAGAGGAACAGTCTGCCGAAGGGCGAGTTCGTGTACCCGGCGACGAAGTCATACCCCATAGACACCGTGGCGAGAGCACGGAACGCGTTGGCTCGGGCTGCGCAGTCGCAGACGAAGGGCGACTACGCGACGGTGGCACGGAAGGTGAAGGCGAAGTACGGGGACCAGATCGAGATCGGTGGGCAGTCGAAGACACCCACCAAGACAGCGAAGGCGGCGGGGAAGCCTGCGAAGAAGACGACGACGTCGAAGAAGTGAGCCAGGTTGCGAGACCGACAGATCTTGGATGGCTTGTACGACCCGCAGCTCGATCGACGGCTGCGGTGGATCGCTTACACGTACCCGTTCACACCGCGAGCCATGGCCCGGCGGGTCGGGGCAACGCTGCGGTGGTGGTTTCGCTGCTGAGTACTTGTACCCAATTCGCTGGTCGTGATCTTGCGGGTTGATGATCCGTCTGCCACGGTGGGCAACTCACCTAAATGGGGTGAGGCCCATCATGTCAGGAGGAATCTGTGCGGATCCGCTCAATCACCACCGCCGCAGTGTTGTCTCTCGCCCTGCTCGGTGGCTTCGCCGCCCCGGTAGCAGCAGCCCCGGCCACCAAGCCTGCGGCACAGTCCGTTGTAGACGTCGACGGTCTGAAGACGTTGCTGGCCACGACACCAGACGGCGGTGCCCTCTACGCCGACGGCATCGTTCCCGACAGCCCGGTCGCCAAGACGAAGGCCCGAGGTGGTGACTGCGGCTGGGTGACCTGCAGCTACTACTTCACCCGCAGCCAGACCAGGAAGGCGAACACCAACATCAACCTTGTGGGTGGAGGCATCAACGGTCTGGCCGCATCGTGTGCGTTCATCGCCGCGATGGGTGGCCCGGCCGCACCCATCGTCGCCGCAGCCTGCGGCGTGTCGATCGTGGCCTACGGGTCGTTCCTACTGGACGCTATCCAACGGGCCGCAGCCAGCAACAAGTGTTTGCGGGTGCGGTGGCTTGTCGTCGGTGGCGGGTACTCCTTCTACGCTGACGGCAGCAAGTACTGCAAGAACTAGGGAGAGGATAGGCGCATGTATCGAGTACCCGTCATCGCCGGGTGCGTCCTGATGGGAAGCCTGCCCCTGTTCTACGTCCGCTCGTCTTGGCATGAACACGGATGGGGCATGGCGACACTGCTCGCCAGCATCGTGGCGACGGGCGCTGTTGCCGCGGGAGCGTCACTGATCCTGTGGCGCAAGCAGCAGCACAACAGCTGATCTTGTAGCGTCCGCAAGGGGGGATGGGCGGGTGGCCGTGCTAGCGGCGTGGACCACTCGTCCATCCCTTCCTTGACACCGTTTCGGCGGGGTGGCTACCGTCCGAAGCGCTCTCCTCACAGGGCGGGGTGGCGGGTCACCTCGCCGAGATGGTCTGTCCACAACAGAGCGGACGGTGACCTGCAGGTGTATGCCGGTGCGTTCGATCCTGATCGTCATCTTCCTGGGTTCAAGCGGCACCGCCAGGCGTTGGACCGTGCTCTTGACGTCGTGACCGACGAGAATGTCGTCCCGATCCTGAAAGAGATCGACAAGACCTTCCGCTACTTGGAAAACAACCACGTGAAGGTCGTCGAGCCGGCTGTGGCCAAGCTGAGGAAGCTCTACGTCGACCTGGAGGAAGCGAACATCGAGGCGTTCGGTCCGGAGCCGAGCCGGTGGCAGCGCTTCGCCAGGACAATGGGTTGGCGGGTATGACACGAGCGTGGCACTGGCTGACCGTGCGGGGCATGCGGCTGCCGACAGTGGCCGCATGCACGGTGATGCTCGGTGCACTCATCAGCACCGTGGCTACCGGGTTCGACATCTGGAAGATCAACACCTGTGTCATGACCATGGCGTACTGGGCGGCTAGCTACTTGCGAGCCGAGACAGCCAAGAGTTTTTACTATCTGGCTGTGGCCGACACCTTGGCAGCTGTTGCTGACAGCCTCCATCGTGGCCAGGCGATCGACCTACGTTGGGTCAGTCGTCGACGGGTGATGCATCTGAGCCGGGACATGGATTCCGACTGGTACCCACCCATGGACTCCGCTGCTCTGGACCGGCACCTCAACACGCCAGCGGAGTACCGATGAAACTCATCGTGGCCACGTATCGGTCCGCCGGAACACCCGAGCTGGTGGAGGCGGTGGCCCCGGACGGTACCTACGCGGCACTGATCGACCGCGACCCCACCTTGGACTCTCACATGCGCGCCGCCGAAGCGCTGATGTTGAAGATGGGTTACCTCCGGCGGGACTACTCCCTCTTGGACGGCACCGCCAGCACCGATCGGCACTGGACGTTCACCCTGGTGGTACGCGATGACTTCACCGAACCCCGGACGAGATGAGAGATCATGCCGATGTCCGAAGGCAGGATCTTCGAGCTGTGCGAGATGGCCTGCCAGCGCTGGCTGAAAGATTTCAGCGCAGAGGGTCTTCCCGTGTTGTTCGAAGTGTTCCTCGACTCTGACGGGAAGGGGTGTTGGATCGATCCGATGATCCCTCAGCACATATGGCGGCGCTGCCTGGTGGAAGGGAACTACGAACCGCACCAGGTGCTGTTGGAGTGGGCCGGGATCGTGTCGAAGAGCCCACGCATCCAGCTGATGATCTCCACCACCCTGCCCAGCGGCTGGTTGTTCGTCGCCGGTGGTCGTCGTATCGAAGGCAAAGCCGATAACCCGACTGCGCAGATTGCCGAGCAGGATCAGATCTTGGCGGCAAAGCGAGACGGCCGGCTAGAGGAGCTTCCCGGGCAGGACATCGTCGCGGCCACCTGGTACGAGTACCGCGGTCCGTCGTCGGCTGCCTACACGACGGATACCAACGGCACGATGCTGGAGCAATGGATGGACCCTCGGGGTCGGATCATCGCCGGTCTTGCCATGTTGGACCAGGCATACCAGACGTCTCAAGACTATGTGGCGAGCTTGAATCCGAAGGAGCTGTCCACGTTGCGGAAGCAGGCGGACCGTTGAACCAGGACGACATTTGGACGGCGGATCGGTTTCGCGATCCGAACGGAAGACCCATCTACTACACCCGTGCTGGCACACCCATCGACAACGGCGCTGACGTGGAGGCAATGCTCGCTGACCGTGCAGGTCGTCGAGTAGCCGAAGATCGACTCGTCGGTCCCGACGGGGTGTGGTGCAAGGTCAGCACCGTGTTCCTTGTCCTCGATCACAGTTTCAGCTGGGACCCTGATGCACCGCCGTTGCTGTTCGAGACAATGATCTTCCTCGACCGGGACGCCCCCGGTGTCGAGGACCAGGCACAGTGGCGGTACCCCACCGAAGCTGAGGCTGTCGCCGGCCACCAGAAAGTGGTCGACGACGTGGTTGCAGCAGGGTTTAGTAGATCCAGCTAAACCCAGCTAAAGAAAACAACGTTGGAGACACAGTGGACTCGGACAGCGTCAACAAGGACATCATCATGCACGGCTTGCTTGGTTACGTGCAGCTCGAGACCCGAAGGATCCGAGCCGAGATCGACAACACCGAAGCAGCTCTGGCTGGGCTGCAGCACATCGACCGGGTCGTTGCCACCGTCATCGAGATGATCTGTACACCGCCCGATCAGATCGACAAGTTCTTCAGTGTCCTCGACAACGCCAAACGAGACCGTCAGGAGTAAGCCAAAGATGCCTCTCTCCGAGACCACTGTCTTCGATCTGTGTGTGACCGCCTGCCATGAGTGGCTCGACGACTACGGCAAAGACGGCTTGCCCTCGCTGTACGAGGTGTTCATGGACGGCACACAGGGATGCTGGGTGTCTTCGGTGATCCCCGAAGCGGTGTGGCAGCTGGCCTTCGCAGCCGGCGGCAGCCCGCAGACGGTGCTGTCGGGATGGATCAAGACCGTGTGCACCACCCCGAAGATCCAGCTGTCGATCTACGACAACCCACCGAGTGGGTTCTTGCTGGTCGCTGCTGCCTGGCATGCCAGCTCCGAAGGCAACGACCCCGCGGCACTAGCCCGACAGGATCAGATCATCGCGGCGGTACGGGAGGGCAAGGTGGAAGAACAGCCGGGCAGTCGGGAAGTTGTCACTGCCACCTGGTATGAGCGGGGTGGGAAGTCGTCGGCGGCATCCATCTTGGACGTCGAAGACAAGCAGACTCTGGTGCAGTGGAAGAGTCCCAAGGGTGGGATCGTGCACAGTCTCGCCTTGCTGGACAAGGCGTACGATTCGTGCTGCAAGGTGTACGACACCTACAGTGCGGACAAGTTGGCTCAGATGCGGAAACAACAGAAGGAGCGAACGTGAGTAGCCCTCTCACCACACTGCCGACCGACGAGAAGCTGCAGATCGGTCGGGACGTCCTGTCCAGGGACGACACGCTGTGCTTGGTCAGCACCGTGTCCTACCTCATCGATCACGGCCCGTTCTGCCAGACCTCGTACCAGACAAAGATCTTCTACGACCCGGCCGATTCGGTTCTGGTTCTGGACGATCTCGCTACCGAATGGTTCAACCCTTCCAAGGAAGCCGCCCTCGCCACACACCGCACCCGTGTGGAGAGTCTGGTCGACGCCGGCTACGTGCCCAACTGCGCACGCTAGGTTCGGCGGATGACTTCCACGATCGACCATCCTGACGCGCACCGACTCCACGCTATCGCTGTCGAGCGGACGCAAGGACCAAGCAACCTGTTCGACATGATGAGCGGATGGATTGATCTAGACACGTTGCAAGCTGTTGCCATCTTGCAGTTCAGATGGTTGAAGAAGCAGCTAGGCGGAGATGAGATCATCCGTGTACTTCTCGCAGACCCAGACAAGGCAGACCAGGCGGTGGAGGAGATCTTCGGGTTCGTCTACGCGGATGCGTTCCTGATGGGGGCACAGTTCCAGGCTGCTGGCGGGCACCAGGAGGTACCAGATGGATCCTAGGGAAGCCGACCGTAGAGGACCCGATGGTGCTCGTGGACCAGACGGTGCACGAGGTCCGGATGGCGTACAAGTGTTGTCTGAGGCCGAGTACAAGCTGTTCGTGGAGCAGACCATCAAGCAGCTCCAACGGAAGAGGGGCCACCCGAAGGTGGCCCCTCTTTCAGATGACGAGAACTAGCTGGTCTCTTCTTCCGCGTTCGCAATCGCGATCGTTGCCGGATCGTGCGGCAGTCCAAGATCCTTCTCCAGCTTGAGCACCAGCCGGGCAGCAGCAACCTCGTACGGCTGAACGTAGATCACGTTCTGCTGTCCGTCCGGAGCGACAGGTGTCTGCTGAGGTGCGCTCACTTGTCTGAGTCCTTCCGTAGCCTGACGATCTTCGCGTCGGGACGCGCCTGGTACTGGGCTTGCGGCTCGGCATACAGGTGCGTCAGCATACCCAGCGCGTACGTCTTGTCATCAGACTTGAGTACACCAGAGTCCAACAAGTGGTTCAGCGACGCAAGACCAGCTTGAATCTTGACCGGTTCGCCCGTCAACACGAGGTTGACAGACCATGTGATCAGTTCGAGGTTCTTGCCCCGGTTCGTCGTCTCCTGTGTCAGACGGGCCACGTACACCCCGCTGAACATGCCCAGGATCGGACCTACCATGGCAACGGTAGATGCCACCACCAACGTTGTATCCATCAGCAGGCAGTCCTCCACTCCACGTCATCCAAGATCTTGCACACCCGCGGGTGTGACACGGCCATCTGTCTGGCAGCCTCCCGTCGGGACATCCCAAGATCATGCACCAGGTAGCGGGCTACCTCCCGTAGCGACCGTGCCAGACGGGCATCGGCGTCGGCCTTCGCCGCCCGAGCCGCCGACAGCTCGATGATCATGTTCCTAGCAGCGTCCGAGTCCATCTCTCTCTCCTTTCACGCTGGGCTGTGCAACTAGCGTTACGGCCGGTCCGTGTTCCGATCGGTCCTTGCGGCTAGCTCTTCCAATTCGGCATTCAGCCGTCTGATCTTGGCCAACAGCTTTTCCAGCTTCACCGCATAGCGGTCGGCCGCTTTTGCGTATTCCTGCTTGAGTTCGTTACGCTCGTACACCAACCGATTGAGTTCTGCTTGTATGCGTTCCTTTTCGCGAGACATATGCCCTTCCTCTCTCTCCTGTCCGGTCCGGACACAGCGGTAGTGCGCCCGTAGGCGCACCGCCACCGAATCGGACCGGTCAGTCTTCGTCCGAGTCTTCGTCCTGATCTTCGATCAGAGCATCGATCAGGACGCGAGCGAGCCGCTCGGCAATGATGTACAAGCACACGCCGGCCGCCTGATCCATATCCTTGATACCGTCGCCCAACAGCTCGGATGGGTCCTCGAGATAGGCCGACAGGTCCAGAAACTGGGTCCACATCTCGTATGTGTAGACAGCTGGTGCCCCATCGGCGATCTCGTGCACGACGTCGTATGGGTCACCGTCCGTGAGTAGCCCGTTCTCTACCGCCTCCACCACGTTGTCACGTACGCGGGTCAGGAACCCTGCCCCGGGGCTGTCCAACTCGTCCGGTGTTCCGCAGCCAGCCAGATCCTGTCCGGACAGCTGGTAAGCGCTGTAGGTCTTGATAGCGTCAAGCGTGGTGTTCGTCATGATGATTCTCTCTCTCCTGTTTGGCTGGACTATGCAACTAGCGTTTGTGTTCCGCGCACCCTATCGGCACTGAATGCCGATATCTGAGATGATCTTTCAGGAATTGCTTTCGTCTGTACTAGATGTGATCAGGTCGGCACAGTATTGCTCGGCTGCATCCATCGCTGCCCCGTTGAATGCGTCGCACCATGCATCAGCTAGGTCGGTCTGAACTTCGCTCGGGAGGGTTTCCCATTCTGGCCAGTCAACCCCGCTAGCGTCACCGTAGACAGACTCTGCCGTGTCTCCGTCGGCCCATTCTCCGGACAGATCCGCACTAGGCAGCGTGTCCAACACCATAGGGTCACAGTCATGCAAGCCAGCGAGGATTATGCGAGCGCGCTCGCGAGTGTCTCCACTAGCACGTCCGCCGAGAGTCTCCTGATACCACCATGCCGCCGCGTTGGTACCTGTCCATCGACCGTTGGCCGTCATCGCCTCCACCATGGTCGCGTACATCCCATCCGTAATCTGGATCATGATCGTCTCTCTCCTGTCTCTCTCGCTGCCCGATCGGGCACGGCACACGCTCCGGTGAAGCGTGGCCGAACCGGATCGGATCAGTTGCTGACCGTACGGTCTTGCAGCCGAGCCATGATGGCCGCTACTAGTTGTGGCTCGGGCCAGTGAACGTCAAGACCGTCGTGCTCGGGCTGCAGATCTTCGTTTAGGACGGTATTCCACAACAGCTCAAGCCGTTCCTGAATCTCGAGGGTGTCCCACAACTCCTGCTCCGGACCGTCTGGCAGTGTGAGGTCCCACCGAACCAGAGTCTCGGCTGACTCTTCGATTCCCTCTTGCTCTAGCTCGGAGTGGTCGTTTTCGTCCAACAGCGGGTAGTCGGTGGAAAGATCACACAAGAGGTCCACCATATCGTCCGAAAGATCTTCGACGAAGATGCCCAGTGAATTGACGTTGACGTAGGATACGTCAACCCACGGGGTGTCATCATGCTCGGCGTGCAGCACGCGGTAGTTGCTACGGAGCACCGTCGAAGTCTGATCATATGAGTCGTCACCACGGGCAACTCTGCCTAGGTCAACGTGAGGGATAGCGTCGCCATGCGCCAACGTCGCATGTGTTTCGATATCGCGCGGCAGCAGATAGCCGAACAGCTCGGCATCGGCTCGGGTTGCGTATCCGATAGTGAAGCCTGCTCGGGTCAGGCGGTCGGTCTTTTCAGCAACGGTCAGCGTGGTGTCGATCATGATCTTTTCCTATCTCTCTCTCGGATCGGACTAAGTTGTCCGGAGCAACCGGCAGACCAGACTTCGGCCTGCCGATCACTCCGATCACTTAGGCAGTGTGAACCGGCTCGCTCCAGCGCGGAACCGAAGGCCAGATCAGTACGTCATCGTCGCCCGGCTCTGCCATGGCGCACGCGAAGTCCACCGCCGCTTTCGGCTCCCGGAAGCTGACGATGACTCCAGTGTCAGCCGTGCCGATGCTGTAGTCGTCCGATCCGAACGCTTGGTATACGTAATAGGTCATCTCTCGCACCCTTTCTCTCTGACATCGGAGGCTCTCACCTCTCCGATGTCTGCGGTAACCCTCGTTACCGCTCCCTTACTGTAACGGCTCCCTACCGGCTCGGGTCGATAGCCCGATCGGGTGATCCGTGCCGTCCGACCGGTCCAACACTGTGCTAGTCGGCACGGTGCCGTCACCGGTCGGTAGGCAGCCGTCAGCGCTCCGCACGGCAACCCCTCTACCTCCGGGAGCTCCACCCCCATGGTGGAGTCGCCTACAGAGAACTAGTTGTATAACGCAACTAGTTTGCTACTTCGTTAGCACTGCTCGGCATGCGACGGCATGACGTCGCATAGGGCCGTATCAAGCCGCCATGCGGTACAGCATGGCGGCCTCAGAGCCTCTACCGCTGCCAGTGTTAGCCCCACACTTCGCGCAACGGTGTTGCCCCTTGTGTGGTGGTATGGGAATGGAGAGATGTGGATCTTACATCGATGTATGTCGAGCCTAGATGTGGATCTTCCATCGTTGTGTTTCCGCAGGTCAGCGCCTTGGGTGTATTTGTGTTGTATCCGGACATGTCGGGTAGGGTATGGAGATCATGATCCCCTTTGTCCTGATCAACATCCGGTATGCCCCCACCCCTTTGAGCGTAGGTGGGGGGTATGCCCGGTTGTTGGATGATCTTCATGAGCGTTCGACCCCGGGATGCTTGCGGCGTGTTGATCATCTATCTATGTCTCCCCTCACCGGTTTTCGTTGAAGGGAGCCGCTATGGCCTCTGGGGAGGTTGCTGCTGCGTTGAGGTGGGCAGTTGATGTCCTTGCCTGGGCTGAGGGTTGTTGTGGCTCCTGCGTTGCTCTGAGGTGGGTTTCTGGCTGGTTGTGCTTGCGGGCTGGAATTGGTTTGTGCGGTGTGGTGGCGGTTGCGTGGTGTGGTGCGGTGTGGGTAGGCTGCGACACGCCGAACGGGAGGGGGTAAGGGGGTGGGTCTCTTCGCGCCGACCACCCTTGGTAAGGCGCAACTACGTGAGCCACTTCGTGGCTCGTTGCGGGTTTCGGTCTGAACGACGGCGACGGCTTCTTCAAGGAGCCGTCGTTACTGATGTTTTCTTCTTTTTCTGTCTGAGTAGTTTCAGCACGCGCGTACAAGCGCGCGCGTGATGTGTTTGGGTGTGGGTGTTCAGGCGGTTGGCCCTTGTGGTGGGCCGTGGTGGTTTCAGGGTGGTTCGTGGCTGAGGTGGTCGGGTTGGCGAAGGTGTATCGGGTGGTGGGTGACCGGGACCCGAAGGTGGGGATCCGGGAGGCGAAGAAGATTGTGCTGCGGGAGTTGTTGGACTTCCGGACGGTGCGAGAGGCAACCGCGGCAGCGGGCCGGTTGCCGCAGACCTACGAAGACTGGATGCGTAAGGATCCGGAGTTCCATGCTGCCGTGTCGCAGTTACGCGCGGTGCAGCGCAGAGGTGCGAAGGCACGCCAGGATCCCGGTACGTTCGAACACTTCCGGCTGCGCTATCTGAACTCTCGGACTTTCACTCATCAGCTGCAGTGGATCGACCTCCTCGAAGGTCGAGACCCGCGCGATCTCCATCCCTCCGTGCTGTTCGAGAAGGGAACTCCGAACAGGTTGCTGGTGTGTACGCCGCCTAACCACGCCAAGAGCACCACCATCACCATGGATTACGTGACCTACCGCATCTGTCAGAATCCTGCGGTGCAGGTCATCTTGGTGTCGAAGACGTCGATGCAGGCGAAGAAGTTCTTGTACGGGATCAAGCAGCGACTGACCTCGCCGAGGTATACGAACCTGCAGCTGGCGTTCGCTCCGGCCGAGGGGTACCGGTCCTCGGCCGATACCTGGACCACGGACAAGATCTATCTGGAGCGGGATTCAGATCAGAAGGATCCGACCGTGGAGGCCATCGGTCTGGGTGGACAGATCTATGGTGCCCGCGCCGATCTGATCATCTGCGACGACGTGGTGACGTTGTCGAATGCGCATGAGTACGAGAAGCAGATGAGCTGGATTCGTCAGGAGGTGGCGTCCCGACTGGGTCCGGCCGGCCGCCTGCTGGTGGTGGGCACCAGGGTGGCGCCCACCGACCTGTACTCGGAGCTGCGCAACCCGGAGCACTACACGACCGGGGTCTCTCCGTATACGCGCTTGGCGCAGCCGGCCGTGCTGGAGATGTCGGAACGTAAAGAGGACTGGATGCCGTTGTGGCCGCGGTCGGATGTGCCGTTCGGCGATGAGGGCGACAACGAGCGGCCCGACTCCGAGGGCTTGTTCTCGCGGTGGACACCGGCCCGGCTGTATGAGGTCCGTAACGAGATGGGGCCGAAGCGGTGGTCTTTGGTCTACATGCAGCAGGAGGTCTCCGAAGAGTCGGTGTTCGACCAGGAGAAGGTGCGTGGTGCGCGGAACAAGGACCGCCGGCCGGGACCGATGGTCGAAAAGCGGCGCGGTCACCGCGCCGAGGGCATGACGGGGCTGTACGTGGTGGCCGGGTTGGACCCGGCGATGGTGGGTGACTCGGCGATCGTGGTCCTCGGTGTGGACCGCCTGACCCGCATGCGGTACGTGCTGGACGTGCGGGTGAAGACCTCGGCGGGTGCTCGCTGGATCCGGGAGCAGATCCGGGAGGTCACCGATCTGTACAACGTCAACGAGTGGCGGGTGGAACGCAACGCGTTCCAGGGCTTCTTGACCCAGGACCCGGAGATCAATGAATGGCTTGCCTCCCAAGGGGTTGTGCTGCAGGAGCATCACACCGGGAAGAACAAATGGGACATTGATTTTGGTGTCGCGAGTATGTCGTTGTTGTTCGAACAGAACCTGATCGAGCTGCCGACGACGGTACAGGCGGTGGGGATCCAGACGTTGGTGGAGCAGTTGGTGACATGGGCGCCGGAGACCCGCAACAAGGCCGACACCGTGATGGCTCTGTGGTTCGCCGAGATCAGGGCGCGAGAGGTGATCCGCACCCAGATCAACCGGTCGTCCTCCTACCAGCGGAACCCGTTCTTGTCGAAGTCACGGAAATCGGAGCAGACTGTCGTCAACCTGCAAGAATGGGCGCGGGTCGCCGGGTGAGGAGACGCTGCTGTGTTGTCACCAACGGACATCCAGCACAAGTACGAGTTGCTGCGTAGGCGCTACCGCGAGCGGGACCAACGGTGGCTCGATGTGCGAGCGGTTCGCAAAGGGCACCTGGAGCAGGTCTCGGAGACCGTGTCCTCGGAGATGTTCCCGAAACCGATCATCGCCAACTTCATCAACCAGGCCGCCAGAGATTTGACCGAAGTCGTCGCGCCGTTACCGAGCTTCAACTGCTCTTCTTCCACGATGACATCGGACCGGGCGCGGGCGTTCGCCGACAAGCGCACCAAGATCGTCGCTCACTACATGGAGCACTCCGCGGTCGACGTGCAGATGTACACCAGCGTGGACCAGTACTTCACCTACGGGATGAAGGTGGCGCTGATCGAACCCGACTTCGACGCGAAGATGCCCCGCATCCTGTTCGAGGACCCGTCCAGCGGGTACCCGGAGTGGGACCGCTGGGGCCGCTTGGTCAGCTACACGAAGAGGTTCTTGAAGCCGGGGTGGTTGTTGGCGGATGAGTTCCCCGAGTACGCGGCGAAGTTCACCCGTGACCCCGCTGGTCGTGACATCGGCGACCAGGACGTGGAGCTGATCCGGTTCATCGACGCCGACCAGTCGATGCTGTTCCTTCCCGGCTCCTCGCAGCCCGGATTCGCGACCCGACGAGCGCCTACGGTGCTGGTGACGGCGTCGAACCTGCTCGACCACATTCCCGTCGTGGTGTCACGCAAGCCCAACCTGGATTTCGAGTCCCAGTTCGGGCAGTTCGACGAGGTCATTTGGATTCAAATCGCCAGAGATGTGATGGCTAAATTGAATATTGAGGCGGTTTTCAAGAGTGTGCAAGCGCCGTTGGCGGTGCCTCCGGATCTGCAGGACTTCCCCATCGGTGGGGATGCGATCATCCGCACCAACACCCCGGAACGGATCCGGCGGGTGGGCGTGGAGTTGCCGCAGGGCGCGATGGCAGAAGCGCAGTTGCTGAACGCCGACATGCACGAAGGTGCGAGGTACCCGCAGGGCCGGGCCGGTAACACGGAGGCCAGTGTGATCACCGGCCGCGGTATCCAGGCGTTGATGGGCGGCTTCGACACCCAAGTGAAGGCGACGCAGACGGTCGATGCGCGCATGTACAAGGAGATCGTCGAACGCTGCTTCGAGATGGACGAGACCCTGTGGCCCAACGTGGACAAGGAGATCAGGGGCCAGGTCAACGGGGCGCCGTTCAAACTGTCCTACCGGCCGGTGCGGGACATCGATGGTGACCACACTTGTGATGTGAGCTATGGATTCATGGCCGGTCTGGATCCGAACCGGGCGTTGGTGATGGCGCTGCAGCTCCGCGGCGACAAGGAGATTTCCAGGGACACGGTGCAGAGGTCCCTACCGTTCGGGATCGATGTCACCGAGGAGCAGCGGAAGATCGACATCGAGGAGCTGAGGGACGCGATCAAGCAAGGTGTGTATCAGTTCGCGACCACGATCCCGCAGATGGCGCAGATGGGCCAAGACCCCGGCGAGCAGCTGGGGAAGTTGGCGCAGATGATCGCCGCGTTCGACAAGGGTGCGCCGCTGGAGAAAGCGGTGCTCAAACTGTTCCCGCCCCCGGAGCCGCAACCCGACCAGCAAGCTCCGGGTGAGCCCACCGCCGCGCCTCCTAACCCGCTCGAGGCGCTGTTGGGCGGTGGCGGAGGCGGCCCACCCCAGCTCGAAGCCGGAGGTGGGGGTGGGCCGTTCTCCGAGGTGGCACCAGGTCAGGCGCAGATGGGTCCCGGCGGTAGGCCGGATCTGCAGCAGATGCTCGCTGGGTTGTCCGCGAGCGGGAAACCGCAACTGTCCGCGTCGGTCATGCGGCGCATGCCCGCCTGATTCCAACGAATGAAAGGGAAAGCTCATGGCGCGAAACGTCCCGATCGGTACGAAGGGCGGAGGGATGGCGAAGGCTCCCACCCAGCAGCCGTCGGTGCAGCGTGAGAACAAGGCTGACAAGGGGAACAAGGGCGACGTCCGGTTCGGCGTCGCACCCAGTGGTGTTCGGGGAACCCAGAAGGGTTGCTGCTGATGTCTCAGCGAAAGACACCTGGTCAGACACCGACGATCCCTGGCCGTACGCCGAAGCGACCCGCACCGACCGACAGCGGGCCGATCATCGGCAAGAGAATGCCCGACAAGCGGACTCCGATTCCGACACCGAAACGGCCCGCCCCGAAGGGTGGTCCGGTGGTCAACAAGACACCGGACAAGCGGGTTCCGCCGCAGTCGAAGACGACGGGTAACGCGTTGAAGAGCGCCGCGCTGGAGCGGGCCGTCTCCAAGGTGAAAGCCAAGGCTGCGTCCAATCGGAACGCGGGGGTGTCGAAGCAGGCGACCGTGCTGGCGGCGCGGCGCCGCGCGAAGCGAGGAGGCGAGTAGGCCATGACCACGCCGGGCCGGGGCGGCTATCAGCCGCCCCGTCAACCCGCTCCCGCGTCAGGTCCGGGGGCGTTGGCGAAGCGCACCGACGGTGGCCCCGGGGGTAAGCAGCCGGTGCGGGAGCTACCGAACGCGGAGTACGGGGAAGCGGCGGAATACCGCTCCGCACAGCAGGGGGCGCCGATGGCCGCTTCCGGTGGGGGTGGCGAGGCGGCGGGGCCGCCGCCGAATCCCGGTGCGGATGTGGTGCCGTTCGGTGCGCCCAGCCAGTTCCCGGACCAGCCGGTGACCGCGGGTGCGGATGCGGGGGCAGGTCCCGGTTCGGAGGCGTTGGGGTTGCAGGATCCCTCGACTGCGGATTTGAAGAACTTGGCGCGGGTGTTGCCGTCGCTGGAGCTGATCGCGTCCTCACCGTTCTCCTCTCAGACCACCCGTAACACGGTGCGCCGTCTCCGTTCCCTTCTGGACTGACTACAAAGGACGGTGCTGGGTGTCGTTCTGGGACAAGGTCAAGGGGTTCGGCAAGGACATCGGTCGTGCCTGGACGGATTGGTACGACGAGTCCGCGAAACCGAACCTCGGCTTGGCCTACGACATGGCGGTGGCGGCCACGTCTGGTGACACGAAAGAGATGAAGAAGACCGCCGACGATTGGGCGAAGGTCAACGAGGAACGCGGTCTGGTGCGCTCAGCGCTTGGTCCGCTGGATCCGTTGGCGCAGAACGTTGCCACGACGGTGGGTGCTGGTGCCGAGTTCAGTCTCAAGGCCATGGATGTGCCGCGGGAGTGGACTAGCCGTGCCATCGCTACCACTGGGTTGGTGATGGGTCCCGGCGGTGTCATGAACGTGGGTATCACATCGGATCAGTGGTTCGATGCCAACACGTGGCGCCGTGCGTGGAACGCCTCCCACACCATCTCTCCTGGCCAAGTGATGGTGGCGTCGATCGGTGCCGCCAGCCGGGACAACGACGGCAAGCTCACCATGCAGGAAGTTCTCGACTACGACGAGAAGGTGCAGGGCAACTCGGGACAGTCAGGCCGCCAGGACGACTGGTACAAGTGGACGACCGGCGCTTTGGACTTCGGGTTCAACTTCCTCGACCCATCCATCGGGTTGGGGAAGGTCGCGAAGGTAGGGAAGCTCAAGTACATCGACGAGATGCTGACTACCAAGAAGGCGCAGGATCGGTACCTGGACTCCAACCGGATGGAGAAGTTTCTCGACAGTGTCGAGGATGCCGACAGCGCCACCCAGGTGTTTCAGACGTCGTTGTCGAAGTCGGTCCGCGGCGCGCAGCAGGCTCACGTGTTGTACTCGCTGCGCAATGACCGGGATGCGATGCGGCTGGCGATGCGCGGGTTCCTCGATGACGCGGATGCGATGGAGGAACTCATCCAGCGCTACCCGGCAGCCGGCGAGAAGATCACGTCGGCGAAGACCGCAGAGACGTTCGACAGCCTCAAGTCCCGCGCCGATCTTGCGCCGGAGCATCCGGGCGCGCTGTCGATGGCGGAGCGGGAGACGTTGGGGGCGATCGAAACCTCCCGGGTCGACATGTCCTTGAAGGCTTATCTCGAACCGGATGTGTTGCGGGATCTGAAGACCACCTTGGTCGGGCAGGCCGCGCCGAAGACGGGCCGGGTCGCAGAGGCGAAGGCGCGCATGGTGCAGGACAACGTGTACAACCGACCCATCGCCGTGCGGGTCATGAAGGCCCTGAACGGAGACTCGCGGATCATCCAGCGCATCAACGTCAACGACAACTTCGGTGGGGCCACCGACCTGCGTCGCTATTTGGAACGGTCCCGTCTGGACGGTGGCCTGATGACCGGGTTCTTGGACCGGTACATGGCGGCGCCGTCGGCGGCGACGCGGGCCATCGTCGTCAACGAAGCCGAGAATGCTGCGATCAAGGCCACCGCTGCGCATCATGGTCTTCCTGACCATGACATCCAGCAGATCATGAACGTGGCCGGCCGTGGGCGCGCAGCGGCCCGCTGGGAGGCGCAGCAGAAGACGAAGAAGTTCGGATCCGAGGAGACGGTGCGTGGCGTCGAGGACATCCACAACGAAGGGGTCACCCACATCGATTCCGATGGTCTCGTCACTCTGGAAGGCAAGCCGCTGCTGGAGTCGCAGACCGCTGACATTGTGCACCTCGGTGACCTCGAACACCTGGAGCGGGTGCTGA